TACCTAACCCGGTTTCAGATAAAGAGCAATATACAGTAAACCTCTCTAACTTGTCATCAAAGGCTGTAGATGCTTTGAAAGAGCTAGGTATTAACGTACTGAGTAATGCTGAGAATCGACCAGATGAGGGTAATTACATCACTTGCAAGAGTAATTATGCAATTACTGCCTTTAACAAAGAAGGCGAGGAGATTGCTAAAGACTTTCGCATAGCCAACGGCAGCAAGGCTAAGGCGATTGTGTCTACCTATGACTGGACGTTTAAGGGAAAGAGTGGCGTTAGCCCTTCGTTGAAGAAGCTGACTATCACTGACTTGGTTGAATATAACCCAGAAAGTGAAGAAGAAGAGGCTCTATAGTGCCTCATGTCTTAGTTGATGGCGATATTATTTCATATCGCGTAGGGTTTGGTGCGGAGAAGGAATCTGAGAAGATTGCTATCGCTAGGACAGCTAAGTTTTTGGAGACTATGCTCTGGGAAGATATTGAAGCTGAAACATATCAAGGATATCTTACAGGGCATAGTAACTTCAGAAATGAGGTAGCTATAACTGCCCCATACAAGGGCAATAGAACTGCCCCTAAGCCAAAGCACTTAGGGATTATACGGGAATACCTAATCAGTGCGTGGGGCTTTACCGTATCAGACAACCAAGAGGCTGATGATGACATTGCTATTGAGCACACAGCACAGAACAATGAAACCATTATTGCCAGCATAGATAAAGACTTCTTTCAATTACCGGGAAAGCATTGGAATTTTGTAAAGAAGTCTATGAAGGAAGTAACACCGGAAGAAGCTTTGCTTAACTTTTATATTCAAATATTAACGGGAGATAGAGTTGATAATATCCAAGGTATTAGGGGGGTTGGGCCAGTTAAAGCCGGAAAACTCCTTAGCGGATGTAAAAGTGAAGCCGATATGTACGCTGCTTGCTGTAAAGCTTACGGTAACAAAGACAGACTTAGAGAGACAGCCACACTGTGTTACCTACGAAGAACTGCTGGTGAAGTCTGGAAACCGCCCGGTGAATAAATGATTATTCTATTACACAACCAACACCCAGATGACAGGTTTAATGATTATATTGTACGTGCTTGTCACTATTATGGCGAACAGTTAATTAGTAAGCAGTTACTGCGCCATGTTGTTGTAACTATAAAGTTTAATAAGCACTTGGATGTCTATGCAACCACGGAAATAGAAGGACGGAATAGTAAGGGAAAACCACGGGAATTAATGATTGAGATACATCCTTACGCTTCAGGGACAACAATACTGAAGACCTTAGCGCATGAGTTTGTACATGTAAAACAATATGTATATGAAGAATTAGACGAAGAAATGACTAAGTGGATGGGACGGGACTATGATAGTGATGCGGTAGACTATTATAAGCAACCGTGGGAGATAGATGCTTATGGCAGGGAGACAGGGTTATTCACAGAGTTTGCCAAGAGAGAGAAGTTGTGGAATGTTTTTAAAGACGCAAGAAACCCAGATACTCAGATTGAACATGAACCTATAGGGTGGATAAATGAAGACGAGCAGTGCAAAACAGAAAGGACGGATACTACAACAGAAGGTACGAGACCTAATAATAGAGAAGTTTCCTACACTGACACTGGACGATGTTCGGAGCACGAGCATGGGAGCCAACGGCCTGGATGTACAACTAAGCACGGCAGCAAAGAAAGTCTTTCCATATGGGACAGAGTGCAAAAACTTATCGGCCATCGCTATCTATAAGTATTATAATCAGCACACCATGCCAGATGATATGGAACCTTTATTAGTGGTAAAACAGAACAATGCAAAGCCTTTAGCTATTGTTAGCCTTGAGCATTTTATGGAACTAGTGAGGAAAGCCAATGGAAATAACTGAATTAGTAGAAAATGAGGATGGTTCAGCAACATTCGAGATAGATGTCACACTGCAAGAAAAGGAGGCACTAATTAACGCAGGATTTAACTATTTACTACGGGACACGATAGAATTTTTTAAGAAATGGTCTCCAGCAACTCCACAAGATGGAAATGCCGGGGTAACTAAATGAAAATCTTATTGGTAGACATTGAAACAAGCCCTAACGTAGCCCATGTTTGGGGTCTGTGGCAGCAGAACGTAAGCACCAAGCAGATCATGGAGTCTTCATATACCTTATGTTGGTCTGCTAAGTGGGCAGGGGATACCAAGATATATTATGCTTCTGTGCAGAAGTCTACACCAGAGATAATGCTTAGTAAAATTCATAAACTACTTGACGAAGCTGATGCGGTGGTACATTACAATGGAACTAAATTTGATATCCCTACGCTCAATAAAGAATTTCTCTTATATGGATTCGCCCCTCCTTCACCATATAAACAGGTGGACTTGCTCAGAACCATGCGTGGGAGTTTTCGTTTTCCTAGCAATAAACTTGATTATGTGGTTCAACGCCTTGGGTTAGGTTCTAAGACAGCACACGAAGGCCACGAACTATGGGTTAAGTGCATGGCGGGTGAAAAAGATGCTTGGAAAAAAATGGAAGAATACAATAAGCAGGATGTTGTTTTGCTTGAAAAAGTGTATAATAAGGTAATGCCTTGGATTAAGAACCATCCAAATCATAATCTGTATGAGGATGGCGCGGTGTGTCCTAAGTGTGGTTCTCAGTATGTACAGCGTCGAGGTGTATCAAAAACATTAACACTAACATATCAACGTTTTCAATGCCAGGACTGCGGTTCGTGGAGTCAGGGAACCAAGAAAGAAGACCACGAAGTACATCTAAAGGGAATAGCATGACACATCCACTTAATGAAGTATTCGAGGATGCGGTGGGGCAGGCTGCTGAAGGTAAAGGCCAAGAGAGGCACGGCATGGGTCAGGACTTCTATGAGCAGAAATGGGTGCGGTTAGCTAAGGCTCATGGGATAGGTTTCCTAACAGGGCAGGCACAAAAGAAACTAGAAGAGGCTATGAACTACTGGCATTTAAACCAAAAGGAGACTACGGTATCTTCGGAGTGGTGGGAGAGGGAGATGTTGGGGGCATTAAACTACATGGCTATGGCAGTTTTATTTGAAAGGAATATAAAAAATGGTTCCAAAGGGATTTGAAGGGTGGGCGCTGGATGAGTATCATAAGTTTCTTATTCTACGCCTTGAACATTATCGCCATAGTTACTACCAAGCGGTTGGCCTAGATAAAGGACAGATAGAGCTACTAGAGAGTTTCACTATTAAGGTGCCCGATGATGACACTCACAATGCCTGATATGTCTGACCGGTTAAAACAAAAGGAGGAGACAGAGCTACTAGAAGAGCTTGGAATAACTTCTGAAATGATTGTTGACAGGTTTCAAGATATTATAGAAGAGAAGTTCGATCAATTACAACAAACACTCACCTGGGAAGATACCGACGATGGCTACTAATAAGAAACTACCACCACCTGTAGTGTTTGAAACAGATAGCACGGTAAAAGATGAAATACCGGGGTTATTGGACTTTTACGCAACATCGGCAATGGGCGGGTTTATTTCAGCAACAGGTTTACCAATAGCGGCTGAGGCTGATGCTTTTTGTGATTATATAGCAATTCTATCCTATAAGCAGGCTAAGGCCATGTATGCAGAAAAATACAGAGAACAAATTAAACACTAAGGACACTGATGAATTTATATAGTTCGTTTATCGCTAAATCCCGATATGCCCGTTTTGTAGATAGTCTAGGACGGAGAGAGAATTGGGATGAAACAGTAGAACGTTATGCAGCGTTTATGTACAAGCAGTCAAAGAAGTCTGGATATGTAATGACAGAAAAAGAAACCTTCAAGATACGAGATGCTATTCTTAATCTTGAAGTAGTTCCTTCAATGAGAGCGTTAATGACAGCAGGAGATGCGCTAGAGCGTGATAATGTGGCAGGTTATAATTGTTCTTTTCTGCCTATTGATCACATACGCGCCTTTGATGAATTGATGTATGTATTGTTATGTGGAACAGGTGTGGGATTCTCTGTTGAGAGGGAAGATATTAATAAGCTGCCAGTCGTGGCAGAAGAAATGCACCAAACAGATACTACTATCAAAGTAGGGGACAGCAAGGTGGGGTGGGCCTCTGCTTATCGGGAGCTGATTAGTCTTTTATATGCTGGAAAAGTACCTGAGATTGATGTCAGTAAAGTGCGACCTGCGGGGTCTAGATTAAAAACATTCGGAGGTAGAGCCAGTGGCCCGGAACCGTTACTTGATCTTTTTACGTTTACTATCGCGGCATTTAAGAAAGCTATCGGGCGAAAGTTCAATAGCCTTGAAGTCCACGATATTGTCTGCAAGATTGCTGATGTGGTTGTTGTTGGTGGGGTTCGTAGGAGTGCCCTTATATCTCTTAGCAACCTTACTGATGAGCGCCTCCGTAATGCTAAAACTGGTCAGTGGTGGGTTGACAACGTTCAACGAGCACTTGCTAACAATTCTGTAGCGTACACTGAAAAGCCTGATATGGGCATCTTTATGAGGGAATGGGAGAGTTTATATGCAAGTAAGTCTGGAGAAAGAGGACTTTTCAATAGGAATGCAGCAACTCGGCAACGTCTTAAATCTGGCAGATCAGATATTTCGTTCAGCTATGGAACGAACCCTTGCGGAGAAATTATCTTACGACCAAATGGATTCTGTAACCTTTCTGAGGTTGTGGTTAGACCTAGTGATAATCTTGAAACCATTAAGCGAAAGGTTGAACTCGCTACAATCATTGGAACTATTCAAAGCACTCTCACTGACTTCCGGTATCTTAGATCAGTCTGGAAACGCAACGCTGAAGAAGAGCGACTCTTAGGTGTTAGTCTTACAGGGATTATGGATAACCCTCTTTTGTGGGATATGTTCCAAGCACCTGCCTTGTTAGAGGAGTTAAAGCAACATGCTATTGATACTAATAAGAAGTGGGCTGAAAGATTGGGTATTCCCGTTAGTGCGGCTATCACTTGTGTTAAGCCAAGCGGCACTGTGTCTCAGTTGGTGGGGACTAGTAGCGGTATTCACCCTAGTTATAGCCCTTACTATATACGCACTGTTCGGGCTGATAAACGCGACCCATTGGCTATATTTATGCAGCAAAAAGGCTTTCCTTGTGAACCGGATGTAACTAAGCCAGAGGCAACACTGGTGTTTAGCTTCCCAACCAAAGCACCGGAAGGCGCTGTGATGCGAACACAGTTGACAGCGTTAGACCAATTGGAATTGTATTTGATTTATAAGAATTACTGGTGCGAACATAACCCATCTATCACTGTTTATGTTCGAGAGGATGAGTGGATGAAGGTGGGTGCGTGGGTGTATGAGAACTTTGACGATATTATTGGAGTATCTTTCTTACCATACTCAGATCATACATATAAGCAAGCACCTTATCAGGAAATTACTGAAGAGGAGTATAACAATCTAATTGAGAACTTCCCTAAATCAATAGAGTGGTCAGAACTAGTGGAGAACACAGACGTTACTGAAGGTTCCCAGGAGTTAGCCTGTGTATCTGGGGCTTGTGACATAATTTAGTTTTATCAGTGGTGTACTTTGGGGCCCTTCGGGGCCTCTTTTTTATTGTAAAGTTAAAACTAATGATTGTAAAGTTATAGCTTACTAATTGTAAAGTTAAGATGAGGGGTTACAAACTCGCCTGCCAATTCGTTGATGCCCTAGTTAGAAAGACGGAAAATCACTAGGTTCTTGAATACCCTCGTGCTGTCTTGACTTATTTCTTAGCTGTCTTAGCAGACTTCTTAAATGCTTTAGCTGTAGGAGCACCTTTAGACGCTGGTAGTTTCTCTCCACGGCCTACAGATAAGTTAACTTTTTTCTTAACCATTTTATACCTCTAATTTATTTAGGCATTTTAGGCATTTTTGGCTTAGTGCTTACACGTTTAGTAGCAACCTTAATTGCTTTGCGAGGAGCTTTAGCACCACGTGGTAATTCTTTTTTAGGGGCTTTCATTAGTTTCATTTTATTCCTACCTGTTCGTTAATCCATTTTTGAAGTTCAATTAGTTGGAGCGTGGTTTCAGTGCACCTGAGAGCAAGTCCGTTGTAGGCGGAGATAGCATCAGAGAGCTGGGAGGACGGGGAAAGTCCTGACACTTTACTGCTACTGGGGTTGTTCCACACGCTTGTAGACTTGTAATAGTTACGAACAGCAGCAAGCTTAGCTTCGTATTCATCTTGAATTCCTTTTGTTACTAATTGATGTTGTTTGTTTAATGCTTCGACTTTTGCTTCTTGAACTGCTGCTTGTTGTTGAACCTCATCTTGAAACTTGGTGAATCGTAAATGCTCAAAGCGATAGCCAAGATACCAAGAACCGCCCAGCAGTAGTATACATAATCCCACTTTGACATAGTCGATTACCGATAAAGGAAACATTATTTTTCATCCAAAGGTTTAGTTGTTACAATGCGTAACACCGAAATAATTAAACCAATGACAATCATAGTTGTATTAAAACTAAGGTCATCTTTAATGATTTCTTTTAGATATTGAGAGTTATCGGACAGAGCACCTAAAGCTGAGATAAGGCCACCAAACCACATGGTCTTGCTTTTGAAAGCACCATTTATCCAAGTTTTTAATTTATCAAACATATTATTTCTTTTTAGCTTTTTTGGCTTTAGATTTACCAGCTTTAGATAAAGCAATAGCTACAGCTTGCTTTTGTGGCTTACCAGCAGCCATTTCAGTTTTGATATTTTTAGATACAGTCTTTTGACTACTTCCTTTTTTTAATGGCATAATTTATCCTTTATAAATATTATGAAGAAAACAATCTTGTTCGGCAAACCTACGATTTAAAATACCTTCATTGCGTTTACCACCTGCCATACACCAAGCAGGGAATTCTCCAGCAGCTTCGTTCTTTCTACCCATTTTTAAAAGCTTTAACAAAGTAGAATGTTCAAAAGCATTAACACCTAAGTTGTAAGTAAAAGATACAAGAGCGTCAAATTCATTTTGAGTAAGCTCTACACCGCAACCATTAACAGCCTCTTCAGCAATATGTAAGTCTTTACGAAGAAGCTCTGTAGCTTGTCCCATAGTAATAGGACTACCTGCAACACAACCGTCACCAGGTATCATTAAATGACCATAACCTACAGTAATCTTTCCTACACCATCTTCATAAGGCATACTACGAAAGCCTTCAAATGTTTTAATTTGTTCTATACCGTGGTAAGAAGTTTTCATTAGTTATATAAAGGAAGATAATAAGTTACACCGTCACAGGTAATAGGAAGCCACTTAGCAATCGTTACGTGAGTACCTGTCGCAGCTTGCCCGTTGGCTGTTAACGTACCTGTAGTAGTTAAATCAGTAACCTTAGCAGTATTTGCTGTAGTAGCACCTATAGGAGTATTATTAATACTTCCTTTAGTTATTGCTGCTGAATCAATAGTACCACCAGTAATAGCAACGTTGTTAGCATTTTGTACTGCAATATCACCAAGACCTAAATTACTGCGAGCACCTGCTGCAGTGTTAGCACCAGTACCGCCTTGAGCAATACTCCAGATATTACCACCAGACTGAGCAGATTGAATGTAGTTTCCTAAGTTACGAAACCAGTCACGCCAGCTTTGAATCTCGCTAATCTTATCTTGGGGAATTGGAGGTAATTGATTAGCCATTAATCGTCATCCTCTTCTTCACCAGCTTCTACACCTTCAGCATAGCCATGAGACTGTAGATCAGCTAAACAAGCCTGTACCTTCTCACCGATGTCTGTACGATAAGCAATAGAGTTAGGAATCTCAATCTTCTTTTTAATAGTGCTGTAGACTTTGCAACGAGCATCTTCAATGGTATCGCCTAAGCCAACTACTGTGCAAACATAGTCTCCAGCAGTAACAAACATTGGTTCATTTTCTTTTAACTTACCGTCTACCATAGCAGGACCTTTGCCCCACTGAACTTCACAAAGATGGACATCATTAACTGCATCATCCATGTCCAAGCCCCAAATAGGATAACCAGAGTTTTCCTTCTTAGTTACTTGACTGTATGGAAAATCAGGAATTGTAATCACAACACCAGCAGCGATCTTGTTAGATACCTTTAAAGTATCTTCACCATTAATCATGTCCAACATCCACTGTGCTGGATCGCCTTTGTGTAGACTCAACTGAATGTTAAACAAAGGCCAGCCTGGACGCATTGTAAACTCTAAAGGCCATGCTTGACCCTTATCATCAATAATACAGTTAACATCGATGTAACCTGTATATCCAAGACCATGAAGCATATCTTCTAATGGCTTGAGCATCTGGTCAGCTAACTTAGAGTCTTGTGTGTATCGAACAATAGTTCCCATCTCACCAGTAGTAACACCAAGCTCACCATCCATAAGCTTCTTGTGTTCCCATGACTCAGAGAAGTTCTTAGAGAAACCACACTTACCAAACCAGCCACCAACACCAAACTCAATACCAGGACGGAACTCTTGAAGAATGAACTTACCTTTTAAGGCATTCTTTTTCTTCCAACGGTTCAACATGTAAATCATATCCGCAGCAGACTTAGCGACATAAGATAAAGTCTTATCTCCGTCCCCGATAGGCTTAGACACAAAGCGACGTGGATTAGCTTTAACGAAAGCAATAGCTTCGTCATACTTCTCAAACGTCATAGAAGGAATAGTTTTAATTCCTGCTTTGTTTAGAACCATCTCACCGTGGTCACGCTCTTGTTCCCAACGGTTAGTATCAATAGATGGTCCAAAGATAGGATAACCTTTGTCACGATAACGCTCTAGCGCATGGATGTAGAATACGTTGTCAGTAGTAAAGATCAGATCAGCCCAGTTCATGTGGTCTTCCCAGTTACTGACTCGCTTGATTAAACCACCGTCACCTACTTCAGAACGAGAACCATCTTTGTTATGACGAATAAACATCTTAACATCATGCCCATAGTCCTGACTACGAAGAGCAAAGGACAAACCACAACCACAGCCTGA